GTCCGGACTACCTGCGCCATGCGGTTGTAGCCCTGGGCCTTTACCATGTCCACGACTTCCGCTATTTCCAGCGTTGTAATGTCTTTCAGATACATCATCCCGGAGTGCTGGCGAAGCAGTTCAACGGGTTTTTTCTTCTGTTTCACTGAGTTGAGTTTAATATCCCCTGTCTCAAGTCGCTCCTGTTGGATGGCAAGGTAGCGATCAAGCCACGTTGTAACGGTGATAAACTCCCTCGACTCGCGCATGCGGGCGATTTTTTCGTTTACGCTCAGGATCTGCCGAGTGCGCTGCTCCGCTATGATCGTGTTAGCCTCGGAAGCTACTTGACGCGCTTCTGCTTCGTCAGTTCCAAGACTATGGAAGCGCCCTGAGATCGGATGTTTGTATTGCCAGTAAACCTTTCCTGTACGCTTATCAAGTTTGCAGTAAAGGTTGGGAACAGAAATGTTATGAGATCTTGGTCTAGCAGCCATCTGCAATAATCCGTCGTAGTTTAGGACTGGCCCTTACAGGTAATTTTGGCTCTGCAAGGACTCCAACGAAACGTGCCGAGCGGTCAACCATCCAGCATCTTCCTACTTTAATAGCTGGAGGAGCCATCATCTTTCCTTTGGCATATTTTTTAAGCACACGTTCGCTTGGAGCTTGCTCGCCGAATTCCTCTCTTGCCCAATCTGTTAAGGGGATCATTCGTGACATTATTTTCTCCACATCAGCCCGGCTGCACCCGGGTGTTAATCAATACTGCTGGTGGTTGAAATCAGCTGCGCTCTTGCTTTATTGCATACAGCTTGGTTCCCGGATCTACTTTAAAGTCCAGCCAGCGGAAATCGACGTTCCGCTCATGGTTTGGGTGGTTCCTGGCCACCACTTCCCCCACCAACTGTAAAGCCCCGCTTGACGATTGGTGGGCGGCGCGGTACTCGCGAATACCTTTGCGATAATGCTCAACAGTCTGCGCGTACTCCGCTTCCTGGTTCATTTGCCCCATGCTGAAACCGGCTTGCAATCCGTTCACATAGGCGCTGTCACAGAGCATGTTTGTTTTATCGTCATCAGGCACCGCGAGGGGCTGCGGAGCGGCGAACAGCGGTACATAGACTGCCGTGTCCGTAGCTGCATCCGGCTGCTGCTCCAGCGTTACGCATATGCCGGTAAATTTATTGAGATAGCGCACCGGCTTCTGCGCTTCGGCAGCCAACAGGCGGCGGGCCATTTCCTCAGCTTCGGCAGCAGTCAACATTACGTTATGAGCATCACCGTACTTCTCACGCCATGATAAGATTTTCTCTAGCCTTTCTCTGGTTATCACGCCGCACCCCCTGTGCTAGCAGCCTTAAACGACTTCGCGGCGATGACGGCAGCCAGGCGTACAGCTGCTGCTTTTTGTGCGGACACGGTGGCAATGACAGTAGGCCGATCCTTATCGGTATTAGCGCAGATGCCTCCCCAGTTCGAGATAAGGAAAAACTCCTCCAGCTCCGCAGCCGTAGAGTTCAGCGCCAGCTCTTCCAGCATAAGCACGATCCCGCGAGGATGGTACTGGCCAAGCAGGGACTGTATGGCATAGCCGAATGCGTTAATCATCACTGCGTGGAACTGGATGTACTCCCGCTTATATTCCGCCTGATTGGTACCATTGCGCACCCAGTCAATGCCGGTCAGGCCAATCCAGCTCTGCCAGATATCATGCACGTCTTCCTGACGCGGCGGCTCTCTGCCAGCGTTAATAAATTTGGCAGTCGCATCGCTAAGGGCTTTGAAGCTGACCCAGAGATCGCTTTTGCCCGGCACAATATTGTGCTCGAAGTCGACGATCTCAGAAAAAACAGAGTGAGAGGTCAAGAACGACACCATGCTCTGAGCTGTTTCGTTGCGTCCGTCATACGCCATATTGATGGCCGCCGACGGCTTCGACACGTTGTTGTTGATGTCAGAAAAGAACTGCTGGCGCGTTTTTAGTGGCAGCTGGTGCGTCAGCATCAGGGGAACGCTAATCGGCTCGCCAACTTTACGGCAAAACTCGACAATACCTGCAGCGCGGTGCTGGCCATCAAACAGCTTGATCTCCGCGTCCATTGGGAAGCGCACCACGCCGACGTTAGTATTACCGAACTCTTCGAACTCGATCTCTGAGTTGCAGTTACCTACCAGCGGCGGAATGATGTACGGCTCTTTATTCTCATGAGCGTTCACCAGGTATTCGTAAAATTTCCGCACGCGGGCTGGGTTGATCTCACGCTGGGAGCGCTCAAGGGTGCTGCCCACGTTATCGGAAGCCAGTACGCGCGCCAGAGTGCGGCCAGGGACGGACATCAACAGAGTGAGCGTGCCGCCCTGTAATCCCCGCGAAGCCGGGAACTCGAAGTAGTGTGTCATGTTGGTGTTCATAGAACCTCCCCGGCGCGCAGCTTGGCGGCGAACTCACGTAACTCATGCAACTCTGCGCTCATGGCCGCAGCGATTGATCCAATTGCGTGAGTGTCAGGATGGAGTGAGAACAATTCTTTGTTTTTTCGATCGGCAAACATCTCTACCCCCTGCGCCCGCTGCTCGGCGAGGAAACGATCCGTAGCCTTAAATGGATTTTCCGCATTCACATCACGCGAGACGTATGTGTTGATTTCAGATACGTAATCCATTGGAACGCCTGCATAAAGGTATTCGTCCTGATTAACGTATTCGTCATGGTTTTCACTGATGTCAGTCAGGAGTCTCAACATCTGAGCATTTTCAGCAGCCAGCTGATCGCGATCATTTTCTGTGCTACTCAATGCGGCCATTGCACCTATGTGCGCCAAATTTAGCGCCTCCAGCCGAGAGGCCATTTCCCGTACCAGTTCAGAATAAACGCCGGTCTGCTTGATGCTGGTGGAGTAGCTGTGCGCCGTTCTGACCAGCTCAATGATGGTCATTTTTCCCAGTTGCTCTTTCATTGGCGGGCCTCGCTCAGTTCATTGAAGCGGTTCATGAACAGCCCATAGGCCTGGCCCGGGCGCAGTGGTACCACCTGAATCAGATCAGACGCGGGGATGCTCTCAAGGATCAGCCACGGCGTACCATCATCAAGCTCCAGATCGCGGCGTTCGGTCGCCAGCATGGTGAGATCTGCATATTTGACCAGGTCGGACTGATGCAGCGGCAACCCGAACTTAGAGCGGATCAGATCATCAACGAGCGTTTCGATCCGGCGGTAGTCCGGCAGCAGCCTTTTGAGCGGCGCGGGGATGTCCTGGCAGTACGCTTCAGCGGCATCATGCATCAGTGCTTCAAAGGCGTATTCCTGCGGCACTATCTGGCTGCACAGAACGGAGTGCTGCGCCACGCTGTAAAATTCCGGCAGGTGACCGGCAAAGCGGCAAATATTAGAGAGGGCAGTGGCGATGTCCTCAATATCGACATCGTCTGTTTGCGCGTTCAGGTAATCAAAATGTTTCCCGCTCAGGGTTTGAATAAAGGACATCGTTAGCTCTCCGTGTTATTTCGCGCTGCACCGCGTCGAATTTTGGTTGCACGAAACCCTCGCCAACTGGCGATGATTTAAAGGGCTTCGCTTTAATAAGCACCCGGGGCAGGGCACTTAATGAAGCGGGCGGCTGCAACCGCCTGGTTAGTTCTCCACACAACTGGAAGCGCGCTCCGCGGAGTTTGCATTAACGACCAGACACTAAGAGGAGTGAATGGAGCGCGCTTTCAGTTGTGTAAAAAAGTGCGGCGCCCTCACGGGAAAATAAGATCAGACGCCGCCAACAGACTACACACGTTCGTTTTATTGGAATTTTGGTTGTGACACCGGGGCGCTACCCCCGCTTACTTCCCGCCGCTCAGTTTTGGTATTGGTCACCAGTACCTGTGACTCAGCCGATTTACAGGTCTTTGCGTCGGCCGGAGCTGCAGCTCACTTGAGCACATCACAACTGGAAGCGCACTCCAGCACGTTCATACCTGTCACCCATAACCGATAAGTTAGGGAGTGCGCTTTCATGTTGTGCCCCGGTCTCTTCCCGGGTGTCACACCGTGGCGCCGCGATGGTGAATCGCTGTTCGTGGCATTGGCTTGCACATTCCGGCTACCCGGTAGATCGGGATACTGTGAAAGGAATCCCCGGACCGCTGCGGCACATGTGCCATATGCCGATGGACTCAAGATAATCACAAATTGCGAGTAACGCAAGTATAAAAATGCGTTAAACGCAATCTATGGGCAAAAAAAAGACCTCCAGAGGAGGCCATTTTTCTGAAATGTTGATTACCCGTGTCGTTTGAATGCCTGGGATTGGCTTATCAGAACCTTGCCAAAGATATGAAAACGATGTTCGTTTTCTTTGGTAATGTTCCACTCCCTGTACTTGGGATTGTCAGAAATAACGAGTAGCTGGTCGGGAATCATCTGTAGGCGTTTAACGTAAACTTTTCCGTCAAATCCAAACACATAAATTCCATCGCCATCAAATTCATTAACGTTTACATCGACAAAGATGAGATCGCCAGGTTCGATTGTAGAAGCCATGCTATCACCGCGAACGTTGATAACCTTAACGCCGGTTGACGTCCTGCCTCCAAACATAATCACTGCCTGGTCGTTGCTGTATTCGATGGCATGTATAACATCGATAACGTCACTACCTTGAATATGTCCTGCCCCGGCGCTTGCGCTCACATCAAGTACCTCGACTCTATACACATCATTGTCCTTTCGGGCTGATGAATCAATTTTACTGTTTATATATACAGTAGACTCATTTTCCGAAGAGGTAAATAGGTCAGGGACTTTAACGCCTAAAGCGTGAGCAAGTTTGTTAAGTGTTTGTTCTGAAAACTGCTTTTGCTTACCAGTCTCGAGGCGTGAAATATTTGCAGCATCAATCCCCACAGCCTCAGCGAGTTCTGCGATTTTCATGTTCTTCGTCAGGCGAAGATATCGTATGCGAGATCCTATGTTCATGCGCCTATTACATGTTGTTTTTGCGTCTCATGCAAAGCAACTTGCGCAATTCGCCCACATGAAATAACATGCGTATTACGCAAATAAAGGAGAATTTATGCAATCGCCATTACGAAAGTTGCGTAAGTCGCATGGATTGACTTTGTCGCATGTAGCAACAGGCGTCCAGGTCGATCCCGCTACGTTGAGCCGCATTGAAAGATGCGAACAAGTTCCGTCCGTTGAATTAGCTGAACGCCTTGCCAGATTCTTCAAAGGCGAAATCAGCGAATTACATATTTTGTACCCGAGTCGTTATCAAGTCGCTGATGACGTCCTGGACAAAACCAATCTTAGTTCTAAAGCAGCAACCTGATAACTACCAAAGGGGAAAGAACATGGTAGACAGCATCAAGGCAGCAATCAGCGCTATGTGTAAGGCCCACCCGGGCGGACGTTTGGGCATGGCTGCTGATCTCGATATGAGCATCGACACGTTTCACAACCACATGTACCAGAAGTGCGGAAGCCGATTCTTTACCCTGGCTGAGCTGGAGCGAATGGAAGACCTCTCAGGTATTTCCATGCTGGCGGAGTATGCCGCCGCGCGTGTCGGGAAATTGCTGGTGGATGTACCCAGGCCGGAAAGCATCGATAACGTCGATCTTTATTCTCTCGATATGCAGGCGAACGCGGCAAAAGGGCTGCTGGCGCAGGCGCAGATAGAAGCAGCTGGTGATGGGGTGATAGACCGTCACGAGAGGAAAAAGCTGTCTGAGCTATTCCGTAAAACCATCCGGCACCAGTTCCATGGGTTCATGGGTTTTATGGCGCTCTACGGTGTTTCAGATCAGGCGGTGGATTTGTTCGTGACATCCAGAAAAGGTGACGCCCCGAGTGTGCAGCTCGAGGCGTCTGGTGCGTCATTTCAGTAAGTGGAGAACTAACGCATGAACAGTTTAAACCGATTCAGGCCAGCTAAGCAATTTCGTTGCCGTCCGCTGGTGGGTAATTCCCCGTTCGGCTATGACGAAATATTACGTGCAGCCGACGGCAGCCACAACTACCAGCCAACTGATGAACTGGTAGGCGCATTTTCGGCAATGAACGAGAAGGGGCGTAAAGAGTGGGCGAAATTAACCGCTGTTTCAGAGACCGCCGGGGTATCCCTGTCCGTGTCATCCGCTGGGAACCAGAGTCGCACCGGGTTATCTATCTGCGTTCTGGCTACCCACATGAATGCTTCAGCCCACTCCAAATTTTCAAACGCGATTTCCGGGAATTAGAGGGCGATCATGAGTCTCTTAATGCCATCCAGGCCAATAGTAATCAGCCCTGATCTCGCGTATCGCATCGGCCTCAATGAGGCTATTGCGTTGCAGCAGGTGCATTACTGGCTTAAAGAAACTACCTCTGGTGTGGAGCATGATGGTGCGCGCTGGATCTATAACACGACTGAGCAGTGGCTTGAACAGTTCCCGTTCTGGTCGGAGTCGACCCTGAAGCGTACCTTCACCTCGCTCAAAAAGCTGGGGCTGCTGCAAATTGAGCAGTTGAATAAAGGTCAGCGGGATATGACCAACTTCTACACCATTAACTATGAAAACAGACTCTTAGATGATGTCATTTCGACAAGATCCATCAGGTCAAGATGCACCTCTCCATCAGTTCAAAATGACACGATGGAAGAAGCCAGAGTGAAACGCTCCACCGGGTCAAAAAGAGACGCTGTCATCAGGTCAAAATGCACTGATGATCTTACAGAGATTACAACAGAGAGTACTACAGAGATTACAGATAAAACCTCTTGTCAGGTTGCGGGGCAACCCGACCGTGAGGTATTGATTACTGATCAGGCCAAACAGGTTTTAACCCACCTGAACCAGAAAACCGGATCCCGGTACCAGGTCTGCAAATCCTCTCTGGAGAATATCCGCGCCCGGCTGGGTGAGGGTTTTACACGTGACGAGCTGGTGCTGGTTGTGGACTACAGCACTGCAAAGTGGGCGGAAGACCTGAAGATGGCTGAGTACCTCCGCCCGTCAACTCTGTTCCAGCCTTCGAAATTCCCTGCTTACCTCCAGTCGGCCACGAAGTGGGAAAGCGCCGGGCGCCCGGTTCGCGAGAACGGGCAATGGGTCAGCACCATGGTGGCCCGTTCCAGCTATGACAACGTCGATTACTCGCAGATTCCAGAGGGGTTCCGGGGATGACAGTCACGAACGAAATGCAGAATAAATATTGCCTGGCGCTGGCCGAACTGCGTAGCCAGCCAGCCCATGAACTCAAAGACGTTGGCGATCAGTGGTGCACACCAGACAACATTTTCTGGGGTATCAATGCCATGTTCGGTCCGCTGGTGCTCGATCTGTTTACCGACGGCGAAAACTCAAAGTGCCCTGATTTCTATACTGCCGAAGACAATGCACTGGCGCAGGACTGGTCCGCCCGGCTCGAAGAACTCCATGGCGCGGCCTATGGCAACCCGCCGTACAGCCGTGCATCTCAGCATGATGGCGAATACATCACCGGGATGCGGTACATCATGCAGCACGCCAGCGCGATGCGCGATAAAGGCGGACGGTATGTATTTCTTATCAAGGCAGCCACCAGCGAAGTGTGGTGGCCGGAGGATGCCGATCACATATCGTTTATCCGCGGGCGAATCGGTTTTGATCTGCCAAAGTGGTTCATTCCGAAAGATGAGAAACAGGTTCCGTCAGGAGCGTTCTTCGCAGGCGCGATTGCTGTATTCGACAAAATTTGGCGCGGCCCGGCGATCAGCTACATCGAGCGTAAGGATCTGGAAGCGCGCGGCGATGCATTTATCGCGCAAATTCACCGCGAAGCGCTGCGTCTGTTACCCCAGATGCAACGACAAAATATTCCGGAAGTTATTCCTGGCGCAGGCGATGAGGCTGTCGAATGCGCAGAAGCGCTGGATCTGGCCGATGAAGTTGCGCTGTCAGGACCTGCAATCAGTTCCGAAGACATCCTGCCACTTAACCAGGTTGATATTCTTACAAAGAGCGGTATCCAGGCATGGGCCTGTGTCCGGGCGGTTTTTGGC